GTCGCTTTAGTAGAACTAATAGCTTCCATATTTTCAAGTACTTTTTCGAGAGAGGTAAATCTTCTATATTTAGAATGCATCTCTTGATTGATTCCATCTACGTCAAAAATTACTCTAAGATTACTTCCAACTTTAGCACCAAGTAGCCACCACCAGTTTTCATCTCGAAGGCTCCCATTAGTATCAACGGATATTTTTATGAAAGGATTAGACTTTACTGCATACTCGCAAATCTCCATAAACTCCTTAGCCATAATAGGATCGCCCCACGTTCCACAAATGTTCATCGTGTCTATATGGATTAGTTCTTCTCTTGGAAATGCTTTTTGAAAAGTTTTTAGATCCCATTGGATCAACGGAAGCCAATCTTGTTTGCCAAGACCATTTGGATTTGTTCTATGACACTGTGGACATCCTGCATTACAATATGTGGATATGTCTAGAAATATGTTGATGCGGTCTGGATTCCATTTCATAAAAAAAATCTCAAAAAAAGGTTGACAGCTTCTCAGAAGTGTATATAATTTGATTTATCAACAACAAAACAATACTAGATATCTACTGTATATACTTTGAAAGAGAATTGCTCTTGTCCATATATCTCAATTCTTTTCTTAAAATGCTGCAAAGTATAGTTCTCGAACGAGCCGACCGACAGGTCGTCAGTAATATCATACAGAGTAGCTTTATCTGATCCATTTCCCTTACGCAAAGTACGACCAATTGATTGCAATACTTTGATTTCAGATTTAGAACCAGAAGCAAAGATTACATTATCCAATCGTTTCAAGTTAACGCCAGTAGAGAATACACCATACGATGCAAGGATATTGTGTTTTTTCTCAGGATCATTTTCTACCAAGTTTCTAATCCTTTCACGTTCGTCACCCTTTGTTCCGCCATAGATAAAATGCAATTCGCGACCTTCTTTTTCAAGCATTGGTGCAAGAATCTTACCATGTTTTTCAACCAAATCAAATAGAACAAGATTGTTTTGACCTTCAAGGGACCACAACAGATTACGAATAAAGATATTACGTTTATGATTATTAACAAGGAACTCACGTTCAGCAGGATAACGTTTTGTTTTTTCTTTAATTTGCTTAAACGCTTTATGGAACTCTTTGCGAGTTTCAGGATTGTAAGAAAGAACAATAGCTTTAATATTGAAATCCGCGACAGTACCTTGATCCATTAGATCTTTTGTAGTAACATGTCGACGTACAGAACCAAAACAGCCTTCGAGTACTAGTCTATGTGTTTTAGATTCTTCTGATTTTAGAGTACCAGTAAAACCATGTCGGTAATAGCAGTTATCTAGACCTTCCATGATTTTTTGTAGTGATTTAGCTTGGAACGTATGTGCTTCATCCCCAAGTACTACATTGAATTGACTAAACCAATCCTTTGGTTGCTTGATTAGGGATTGCCATGTTGAGATAACAATAGGAGCATTTGTAGTCTTATCGACGCCACCTTGGATTTTATATATGAGGTTTTTGTCGCATCCGTAGTCTTCAAAGTCTCCAGCCATTTGATGTACCAGAGATATCGTTGGTACAATAATAAGTGTTCTATGTCCATATGTCTGCAAATAGTGTTGCGTAATCAAATAAATGATTAGTGATTTACCTGACGACGTTGGAGATAGAGATAAAGAACGAGAATCTTTAATAGCATCTACAATATATTGATTTTGGTAATCACGGGGTTTAAATTTACAACCAACTTCTTCTGCGATTTGGTAACCATAGTCATCTGGAACTGGTTCGCCATCCATTAAATGCTTGGGCGCATTAAGTTCATAACCACGCTCTTCGCAGAATTTTTTAAGGCGGGGAAATAGCCCGACGTACAACACAGGTCTTAGGGGTTGGTACAAGCGTATCACACCATCCCATAATCTGTTTTTATACGCCGGGCTAAACTGGTAATTGTTTGGCTTAAATGAGAAATATTCTGAAATCTCTTGACGTGTACCTGGATCAGCTGTTACAATTAAATGCACAGCATTTTTTTGTTCCACGTTAATCACATCGCTCATGATATAAAGTCCCTTAATAATAGTTTGTATGTACTATTTATTGTTAGTACTCACCATGCTGGAATTTCAAGATATCAATCATTGATTTTATGATAAAGTTTCTTGAGTGCAACGTCTTTACGATATCTTCGAGGTAGTTTGCACGAGTTGAGTGGTAGTCTATTTTTAAACTTAGATTAATGATATCACGATCTGCTTGAATGTAACGATCCATATCATTTTTCATTACGCGTTTTTGGAATGGCTTCCATCCACGTTCTTTCAAATCTTCTTCTGCCATAGTACCATCGTACCATTCACGTTTGGCGAGTTCAAGTTCCTTATAATCATAGCGAAGTTTCTTTACACGAAGAGCTTCTTTATAGTACATGCTATAATATTTGTTATGCAACTCAGGAATTTTCTTTGCTTCGCCAGCAAGATTTGATTCATCAATCTTGGCATCTTTTGCCCAGATTTCACTAATATCGTCAGTACTCATCATGTATCCTTTTATAGAAAATATATCTTTAGACTATTATTCTATAACACTTTCACCTAACTGTCAACCTAAATTTTCAAACCTCATGTTAGTGTATCTCATAACAACATTACATTCTGGGTAAATGATATCAGAACCAGTAACGTCAAGTTGTACACCACTCAATGAAATAGGAAAACATTCTGTAAACGTAAATTTAATGTTACTATTTCTGCTGCTGTTCTCTATAAGGATAGAAATATCTGAAACAGCACCATATTTACCTTCCTCAAGATTAAGTCTTTGATCTGAAGATTCAGGAGTACCCATGCCTTCGAGCCAATTCAAAATCTCTTTATAGTTAGACATATTTTCATCTACTATAAAGGATAGGTCTAGTTCAGCATACTCTATACGATCTGGTGTTTTATAGATATTGTGTAAAGGTGAAACCTGCTGTGGCGCACCCGTACTTAGACCAGGTATCTGTACTCGCTGAGTGAAGAACTCAACGTTAGGCATGCGATCTATCACTACCTTAAACGATACTGGCGACAAATAATTCGTAATCATATGAAATTTCCTGTGTACAATCTCTTGTTTCTATGGTACTATTTATCTAAATATAAATACATCACAAACAACAGAAAGGTCAGCAATATGGTTGACAGTTGGAAATTTATGGTATATGATGATCCCTGTGATGATTGTACACATTGGGTGTCACACATCTAACGATTTATAATGGAGTAAACTCTAGTGGCTGAAAATTTTAGAATACTTACTGCTCGCCAACACGTACGTGAACGCATTGGTATGTACATGGGCTCAAGTTCAAAAGAAGAAATTGAACGTTTTGTAATGGGCGAGTGGAAAACAGCTAAGTATGTACCTGCCTTATCTAAGATGGTTGATGAAATTATTGATAACTCAATTGATGAAGCTATTCGTACTAAATTCGAGTTTGCTAATAAAATTGATGTATCTGTAAAGAATGGCGTTGTTGAAGTTACTGACAATGGTCGTGGTATTCCACAAGATGAGATCTTTGATGAGACGAGTGGTGAAAAAATTCTTCGTCCTGTTGCTGCTTGGACTCGTGTAAATGCAGGTACATCATTTGATAATGAACGAGTAACGATTGGCACCAACGGCGTTGGTTCGGCAGCAACAAACTTCCTCTCATCTAAATTCGTTGGTCGTACATGGCAAAATGGTAAACGAGTTGAAGTTCGTTGTAAAGATGGCGGTGAAGATGTTAATGTATCTGTAAAGGATGGGATCACAGGTAGTGGTACTGCTGTTTCGTTTGTGCCTGATTATTCTCTCTTCGAAGTTGACGCACTTGACCAACTAGATACTATTGGCCTTATAGAGGATCGTCTAACAAGTCTTCAAATGGCATTCCCTGAAATTGCTTTTTCTTTTAATAGAAAACGTATTAAAGTAAACGATCTTAAGAAATATTCTAAGTTGTTTGTTGGTGAAGGTGAAGCTATTGTAGAAAAATCTGAGAACTTATCGTTCTTTGTTGCATCGTCAGAAGATGGATTCCGTACTAACTCATTTGTAAATGGTGTGAATACTCGTATGGGTGGTTCATATGTTGATTACATTATGAACGGTGTACTTGATGAACTTGGCACCATGATTAAGCGCAAACACAAAATTGAGGTAGTAAAGTCTACTATTAAAAATGGTCTTACCTTCGTGATGTTTGCTCGTAACTTTACCAATCCAAAGTTTGACAGCCAAACAAAAGAACGTTTAACGAACCCAATGACTAACGTTCGAGATCATTTTGAGTCAGCTGAAGTTAAAGATTTTTCTGCAATTGCAAAGAAAATTCTTAACACGCCATCCATTATTGAGCCTATCA